GTATTGATATTGATGAATTATCTCATGTTATAAATTATGATTTGCCAGATGTAGCAGAAACTTATGTACATAGAATTGGACGTACAGGAAGAGCAGGAGCTTCAGGTGTTGCAATAACTTTCTGTGATGAGGAAGAAAAAGCAATGTTTAGAAGTATTGAAAAAGTTATTGGAAAATCTATACCTGTATTAGCAGAAGAAGAGTACGAAATAATTCAGCCAGTAGTGCAGCCAGTTCAAAAGAAAAGTAATAATCAAGGTAATAAAAATAATAAAAATAGAAATTACAGAGGATATAGAGGAAATAATAGAGGAAGTAATAAGCCTAAGGGAAAAAGTAATAATAGAAAAGAAAATTCTAAATAATTTAGAATTATGAAAACTGAACCTTATCATAAATAAAGTAAAGTTTTTTTGTGTTATAATAATCATATCAATTAACTAATAAGAGGATGATTAGGTATGGATGAAAAAACAAATGTAATGAGAATTCTAGATCAAAAGAAAATAAAACATCAAACACATAGCTATGTAGGAACAGGAGCTATTAGTGGAACTGAAGTTGCAGAAGCGTTGGGTCAAGATCCTAAATGTGTTTTTAAAACTTTAGTTACTATAGGTAAAAGCAAAAGCAATTATGTATTTGTAATACCAGTTGAAAAAGAGTTAGATTTAAAGAAGGCTGCAAAAACAGTTGGTGAAAAATCTATAGAAATGATAAAATCAAAGGAATTATTACCTTTGACTGGATATATTCATGGTGGTTGTCCTACACTTTCAATTTAAACCAAAAAAATAACGAACAAAAGTCCGCTATTTAAATGAGAATTCAAATGTATCCTCTTTAGGATCATAAGTTATTTCTTTAAATATATTCATACAACAAGCTCTTTTTTCATCAACTGTCATATTATCATTAAAATTACTAATATTATAAAAAACAAAATCATGATTATTATTAATATTCTCTAGTTCATGCATTTCTAATGAAAGAATTTCATTTTTTATATTAGATTTTTCTTTAACTAGAGTTTCTATTTTATTAATGAATATAATAGAAGCTTCATTACTTAAGAGTGAAAGTTTATCTGTAAGATTATTTATATTTTTATCTATAGATTTAATTTTTCTTTCAAGTGATGCAATTAATTTTTTATTATCTACAGAATTAACATTATATGCAGCATTAAAATTATCTATATCTTTTAATGAGTATATTAATTCTGAAACTCTAACCTCTAAGTAATCCTTTTTTACTCTTTTAGTATTGGTACAAGTTTTCAATTTACCTCTTAGCATATCTCTACACATATAATAATCAGTTGTAGATTCATATATTTTTTCAGTACCATCTTTTTTATAATATCTAGTTTTTGTGTTTTTAGTATGCCCACAATAAGTTTTACCACAACATTTACAATGTAGAGTTTTAGTTAACCAATACTTTTCACTAAATCTATTACCAGTACGAGTAATATTTTCATCCATTCGTTTATTAATATCCAGCCAAACTTCTGGATTTATCAATCCAGGAATATTACTAACTACAGCATATTTATTATCTTTATCTGTATATGTTAGATAGGAGTTAGTAAGATTTTCGTCTCCTAGAACTGTATAGCCTTTATGTTTTAAATATAAGCTAACACTTTCAGAACTTTTAACATAAATAGGTTTTCTAAATGCATTGGCTAAAGTAACACCAGTAAATTTATGATTATGTTTTTCTTCAGCGTGAGTAATTATTTTAGAATTTAAGGTATTATGGTATTTCATATCAAAAATATCAAGAATTAATTCACCATTAGAAATTTCAAGTCCTCCATTTTCTCCATGCATAAATCCAGTAGGAGCACTACCACCAGTCCAACGACCTTTTTTAGCAATAGAAAGCATGTTATCAGATACTCTTTGCTGAATATTACTTCTTTCCATTTCAGCAAAAGAAGCCAGTAAGGTTAACATCATTTTTCCTATTTGAGTGTTTGGATCAAAACCTTCACTTACTGAAATAAGTTCTACATTTTTATTCTTAAATTTTTCTAAAGTATTTAAGAAGTCTAAAGTATTTCGAGCTATTCTATCAATTTTATAACAAATTACAATATCTAATTGATTAAGCTCTATAAGTTTAAGCATTTTTTGAAAAGCTGGTCTATTGGTATTTCCACCACTAAAGCCTTCATCTTCAAAAATTTCAAAAGTAGAATTAGAATACTTTTTATTAATATAATCTTTACATAGATTAATTTGAGTTTCTATTGAAACAGATCCTTCAACAAAAACAGATTTTCTACAGTAAATTGCAACTCTAATTTTAATCACCTCATTTTACTAAAATAAAATATTTATATATTAAAAAAGGAGAAATTTAAATTCTCCTTTTATTTTGCTAGCCTTTCAACAACTGAAGCTATTAGCTCCCAATCGTCTTTGTTTTCTATTTCTAGCATAGCTTTTATGATTCTCTTTTTAAAGTCATTACCTTCTGCTGCAAAAGCACCAACTAAAAAAGCGAACTCTTCATCAGAGGTCATTTTAGCTTCCATTTCACCTTCGCCATTTCTAAGCCATTCTTCATTGATTTTGAATTCTCTACAAATATCATTTATAGCTCTGTCTGTGACATTTTTAGCTCCAGTTTCATATCCGGCTATTTGGCTTCTTGAAAGATTTATAATTCTCCCAAATTCATCCTGAGATAAGTTTTTAGATGTTCTAACAAATTTTATTCTATCTTTAAGTTCTTTCATTGTAAAAACCTCCTAAAATAATAATACACAAAAAAATGTTCTTTAGCAACAGTTATAATTTTAAAAAATAAAATTTTTTGAAAAAAGCTTGAAAAAAGTCCTAAAAGAACTTATTATAAAAATATAAGGTTCTTAAAGAACTAAAAATGTAGAAAGGAAGTGGAAAAATGACGTTGCAAGAAAAACAAGATTTTATAACAAGGATATTTAATGCAACTAATAAAATTCCTGAATATGCAAAAGAAAAAACAGAGACATTAATTGAAGGAATAATAATTGGGGTAACTCTTAGAGATCAAATGGAGAGAGAACAATTAGGGGGAGTTAATAATGGCTAGAAAAAAGAAAGAAAAGGATTATGATCCTAATTTACCAAAGCCTAAGCTAGAGTGGAGAGATGGCAAACCATTTGTTACAGATGGGTGGATTATGGGAAGTAGAGTAATAATAAAGGAGCAACCATCTATAGAAACTATTAAATATGTAAATGGATTATTTGCTAAGCAAGCTAAAAAAATGCAGAGTAGAAAAGTTAGTTAAACCAATTAACTTAAATAAATATTCAGTGTGAGGGTTATAGAATGAGTAAAACTAAATTAATGTTGGACAAGGCAATAGAATATTGGGGCATGAATGACATAGTAACAATAATGTTAAGCCAAAGAAGAGATAGAGAGATTATAGAATCTCAAAGAAGAAGATTAAAGCAATGGGAAAGGAAATGAGGGAATTACATAAAGTTCATAAATTAGCTATAGAGTTAATAAGAAGTGGCAGAATTAGTTGGAATGATGCTATAGAAAAAGCAAAAGAAGAGGTAAGAACTAACAGTAAGTTAGATTTGGATAATGGAGAAATTTACTCCGTTGAAACTGGTGAAACAATTGGAGAAATATAATCAAAAGATAACTATTATAAAGGGAAAAACACATTGATATAACCATGCGACCGGTGATCAATGTGTTTTAAAAAAACTTTTTTTCTTGGATACCTTATTTAAATTATATCTAAGAAAAGTATTAAAGTCAAATATAGGCTAAGGACAAGATTTTAACGCCCTTGTAATAGGTATTATCTTAACGACTATTATTAAAAAATAAAAAGAGCAGAGTTGGTAAGTATGGCTATAAGGGAGAAGAAATATAAGTGTGGGAAATATTTAGAAGTAGAAATATATCCTATATCTAAAATAGAACAAAAGAAGAGTAGAAAGAGAAAAAAGAAAGAGAGTAGAAAAGAACAAAAAAATCTTAATGATAAAAATGCAAGAAAAAAATTAAGAAGAATAATAAATTCAAATTTCACTAATAAGGATTTATTTATACATCTGACATATGACAATGATAATTTACCAGATAGTGAAGAGAGAGCATTAAGAGATAGAAATAATTATTTAAGAAGAATAAAGAATTATAGAAAAAGAAATAATTTACCAGAGTTAAAATATATAGCTGTCCTGGAGTACAAGGAAGCAAATAAAAATGATAAAAGAACTAGGACAAGAATACATCACCATATTGTTATGAGTGGAATGGATAGAGATAAGGCAGAGGAATTATGGGGGAAAGGTAGAGCAAATGCTGATAGGCTTCAACCTAATGAGTTAGGATTTGAAGAGTTGGCCAACTATATATCTAAAGATCCTAAAGGAAAGAAAAGATATTCTCCAAGTAGAAATCTTATAATTCCAGAAGCTGAAATTAATGACTATAAATATACATACAAAAAGGTATATGCATTATCAAGAAATCAAGGTGATAAAGAAGAGTTTGAGAAATTATATCCTGGATATATTTATACAAGTCATGAAGTCCAAGTAAATGATATAAACTCTGGAACTTATATTTATATAAAAATGAGGAAATTGGATTGAGGTTATAAGGAGGTTACTTTATGAGAAATGTATATGATTTTTATATTACACCAGAAGAATATAAAAGAGCTGCTGAAAATGGAATAAGAAAGGCAGCTTTAGAAGCTAGAATAAGAAAGCTTGGTTGGGATAAAGAGAGAGCTATAAATGAACCAACACAAAAAAGAGAAGACCGCTCTAAATGGTGTCAAATAGCTATTGAAAATGGAATAAGTAAAGGGACATTTATGTCAAGGGTTAATGCTTGCAAATGGAGTAAAGAAAAGGCGGCAACTATACCAGTTCAAAATAAAGGGAAAATAAGAAGAAAATATCCAGATGAATTATATAGTGTTCTTAAACAAAATGAGATAAATGTACAAGCATTTCATAAAAGGATAAAAAGAGGATGGACAATTGAGAGAGCTATGACAGAAAAAATAAATTCTAAGCAAGAAATAATTATGAAAATGTGTGATAAATCTAAAAATCTTAATACAGCATTTAAAGAAGCGAATAAAAGTTATTGGATACTTAGAAACGATAATAAGATAAATATTTAAAGTTAGGAGGAATATTATGACAGAAGCACAAGAGCAAAGATTTTTATTTCAATGGGCAGGATATGCAGAGCAGAAGTTTCCAGAATTAAAGTTATTACACCATGTTCCAAATGGAGGAAAGAGAGATGCAAGAACTGCAGCAAATTTAAAAAAAGAAGGTGTAAAGGCAGGAGTACCAGATATAGTTTTGCCAGTTTCAAGAGGTTCATATCATGGATTGTATATAGAGCTTAAGGTAGGAAGAAATAAGATAAGCCTTAAACAAGAGGAATGGATAAATATGATTAAGGAGCAAGGGTATTTTGTAGAGGTTTGTTATGGATGGATAGAAGCTAAGGAAGTTATAGAAAATTATTTATCTTTAAATTGTTTAGAATTGTTAAGGTAGAATAAAAAATCTACATATATAGATAAAATTATCCATAAAATAAGGAGCAAATATGAAAGTTGAATATATAAATTATTTAACAACATTAGATATAAGCGGACAGGCCTTTAGAACATTATTAGCATTAAATATAAAAGATTACACCCAATCACAAATACAAGAAGAATTAAATATACAAGATAAAGCACAAGTAAATAAATTATTTAAGGACTTAAGTAGAAGAGGATTAATAGAACTATCTAAAGTAGAGGGGAGGAATAAGTTTTATAAAGCAATAACAGAGGTTAAAAGATTAAGAGCTAATATACCTGGACAACAGAGAATGTTTTAAAAAGAAAGGATAGATAAATAATATGGAATTAACATGTATATATAGGGAGAGGTTTAACAATGAGTACAAAGAAAAGAGGTTTGATAGTTATAGCACTTTTGGTAAGTGGGTAGCTGATAATGCAGTGGAAATAGCAATTGTAGATGTTATTCAAGAAGAGGATTAAGGGAGAATATTATGGCGAAAATAAAATTTAAGATTTATGACAAGAATAAAAAGAGACTTATAAGTGGAACTGGTTATAGTGTAACAGGAGATGGAGAAGTACAATCATTTAATAGTCATGGAGTACCAGACGGAACAGTTAATAATAGACACTTAAAACCTATCTTATATTCTGGAAAGAAAGATATTACCGGAAGAGATATTTATGAAGGTTTTATAGTAGAGAGAACAGGAGCAGAGTTAGGAGATGAAGAGATAACAGGAGTAGTTATTTTAGATGAGTGCCAATGGTGGATTCAAAATGATAAACAGAAAAGGGCAGTTCCATTATTTTCAGAAACTGCAGTAGATAGAATTATAGGAAATATATATGAAAAAAATTAATAGATATTTATGCTAAGTGCATTTATATAAATAAAAAATATTAAAAGAAAGGAACTTTGGATTAGCTACTAAAATTTTAGCAGGGATTACAAAGAAGCTAGATTTAGTGAGTTTAATCAAAGAGAAGGGGTAAAACCCTTCTCTGTAAAGTAAGGTAAATGATATGAGAAATAGCAAAAGAGATAAGGATAATTTTACTTGTAAAAAAATAAGAGAATTAATTTATAAAAAAGGGATTAAAGAATAGTAATGTAGTTGAAATTATAGATAAAAACTCAAGTCCAGAAGTTAAAGCAATGTGTACTATAACGCTAGAAAGAATGAATGAAATAACTAAAGGGAGTTATCCAACAGTAATGGAGTGCATTCTTATAGGACAAGCACTAGGAAAAGATTTAGCATATTTTTATGGTGGATAAGGAGACAAAGAAAACAATGTTTAAAAAGATAAAAGAAAATTTATTTAAATACTTTGGTAAAAGAAAAGAACAAGAAAAAATTAATGATACGATTGAAGAGAAAAATGAAATTAAAATAAATAATCTAAGTAATGTAATCAATGATCCTAATATAGCAATAAGAAAAAGGTTGCATTGGATAGCTAAGAATACTAAGAGTTATAGAATACGAAAGAAAAATATAAAAAGGATTGCTAATTTATATTAGTTAAAACTAGAGGTGATTGAATTGAGCCAGGATAAGTTTAGTTATGAAAAAATATATATGCAAGAGGTTGAATTATTCAATTCTATAGTTGGACGATATAGTGGACTTCAAGAGAATGATATACTTGGAGCTTATAAATTAATGAGAGATAGTCTTCAATCTTATAACAGATGGAGTAAAATTAAGTATGATATAAAGAAGGACTTGGGAAGAGGAGAAGCGACAGCTGTAAAAATTAGACTTGAAGAGATATGCAAGTATTTAAAAGAAGTACATATAACTAGTAGAATGATATGGAGCAGAGGGAAAGATGATTTAAAATCATGTAAGGAAGAATAGGGGGATAAGGTGATGAGCAAAGCAATTAATATTGAAAAGGCATTTGAAGATGCTGCTAAAAATGTAGTAGAGGAAACAGCTAAAAGAATTGTTGATGAGCTTAAAAGCAATAATATGATAAAAAAAGAGATGAGTTATTATAAGAGAGTTGAGTTACTGTTATATAATTATGAAAATCTTAAAGATGCAGTAAAACAAAAAGAAGAGGATATAAACTATATAGATGAATATGGTCTGCCAGAAAAGAGTAAAAGTATTGTAGTCTATTCTTCAAGTGGAGGCTTAAGTAAACAAGATAGGTATGTTGAGTTAAAAGAAAAATATATACGTGAGAAGATTGAAACTGAAAGAGATTTAAAGAGGATAGATAATGCTCTTGATAAGATAAGAAAAGATAAGTACTTCGATATAATACAACTTAAGTATCTTAATATAGAAGAGGAGAAAATATCTACAGATGAATTACTAGCAGAATATTTAGGAAGAGATAGAACAACTGTTATTAGAAATAGAAAAAGATTAATAAATAAGCTTATAACTATTTTATTTCCACAAAGTATAAAAGATGTAATATGACAAAATACAACAATTAATGCAACATATAGTGCTATTGAATGTGTAATTATTAAATAGTAATATGTTATTAGGCAGTAGCGCCACAACAATAGTTTAAACAATAAAAATAGCATCTAACTAAAATGTTAGGTGCTATTTTTATTTAGAATGGAGGGCTGGTGATGAATATAAGAAATGGCTAGACAACCTAATCCAAAAGCTAAAGTAGCTGAAAAACTATATAAAAAAGGTTATAAATTAGTTGATATAGCTAATCAAATTGAAGTTCCAGCTAGTACAGTACGAAGATGGAAACATCAATATGATTGGGATAAAAAACGTTCGGAAAAAAATAACGAGCGTTTTACCAAGAAAAAAGATGGTGTCAAAAATGTTAAAAATAGAGATATTAATGAATTGGTGGAAAGTGAAGAATTAACGGATAAACAAAAGCTTTTCTGTATTTATTACATTAAGTGCTTTAATGCTACAAAAGCTTATCAAAAAGTATATAAATGTAAATATGAAACGGCTGCAGTTAATGGGAGTAGGCTACTAAAAAACACTAAGATAAAAAAAGAAATTAAAGAACTAAAGGGAAATAAGTTAAATAGGGCGCTTATAAGTAAAGAGGATATATTTCAAAAGTACATTGACATAGCCTTTTCAGATATAACAGATTATGTTGACTTTGGATCAAAAGAAGTTGATAGAGTTTATGATGATGGAAGTAAGGTAAAAGTTGATATTACTTATACTGTAGCAAGAAATTCAGATGAAGTAGATGGTAGTTTAATTAGTGAAATAAGTAATAATTCTAAGGGTGTTAAAGTTAAGCTTCAAGATAAGATGAGAGCTCTGCAATGGTTAAGTGAGCACATTGATCTAGCAACACCAGAACAGAAAGTTAGAATTAAAAAGGTAGAAGCTGAAACTGAATTACTGAAGTTTAGAAAGCAAAAAGCAGAAGAGGAAGAGTGGTGATGAGGGTTGAGTACAGGAGTGCTTAAAAGATTCTATTCTTCTAGTGAATGGCTAACGTTTAGACAATTAATATTGCTTGAACGTAGTAAGCATGATGGTATACATTGTGAAAGGTGTGATAGAAGAATTGTAGTATCTAAGCATATACAATTACACCATATCATTGAGCTTACTGAAGATAATTATAAAGATAAGATGATAAGTTTAAATCCTGAAAATGTAGAAGTGTTATGTCAAGGTTGTCATAATAGACACCATAAGCGTTGGAGTGGTGGAGGACATAAGAGAAAAGAGAAAGCTGTTTATATTGTTTATGGGCCACCAATGTCAGGCAAGACCTCATATGTAATTGAACATATGGAAAGAGGGGATATAGTTATAGATATGGATAGTTTATTCCAAGCTATAACATTATTACCTAAGTATGATAAACCAGATGAATTAATATATAATGTGTTTGCTATAAGGAATTCTATTATACAAAATATTAAGACAAGGTATGGTGGATTTAGAACAGCATGGATCATTGGAGGATATCCAAGGAAAGTTGAGAGAGAAAGACTTGCAAAGGAAACTAATGCAGACTTAATCTTAATAGATGTGGATAGAGATACTTGTATTAAAAGATTAAATAATTGTAATGATTATAGAAGTGAGCATAGAGAAGAATGGATTACTTATATTGATAAATGGTTTGATGAGTATAGAAAATAATATAGCCCCCATAGGCTATTTTTTTTGACCTCACTAGGACCGTTGGAGGTGATAGGTAATTTAGGCACACACTAAAATTTTGACTTTTTTTGAAAAAGTTTTGGAAATGAGGTGAAAAGTGTGAAGGTGGAAAAAGAATACAAAAGGATAAGAGAATTATTTATTAAAGCAGATGAAACTTTACTACAGCTAGTTGATGGAGCTATTTGGGAAGCTGCTAGAGTTAGAGTTGAACTTGATGAACTTCATGAGATAATTAAGTCAAGTGGTCGTATAAAGATTCATCCTACAAATTCATCATTACAAAAGGAATTACCAGTATCAAAGGTAATTGAAAAAACAAGGGCTAGTTATATAAATTATATAGCCAAACTATCAAGTATCTTAGGAATTGCCACTGGAGATGATGATGATGAGGAATTAAGTGATTATGAATAATAATTCAAGAAGTTGGATTCTAAAATATATTGATTTGATAGATAAGGGAGAAATTGTAGTTGGAGAAGAGTTATATCTACAGCTTGAAAAGTTAAAGAAAGAATTAACAGACCCTATTTATCAAAATATAATGAAAATAAGAATAGACTATGATGATTCGGAAAAGCGAATTAAATTCATAGAAAATGAATGTAAGCATTTTGAAGCACCTCATGCAGGCAAGCCATTCATATTAGAGATTTTTCAAAAAGCATTTATTGAAGCTATATTTGCTATAAAAATATATGATGATGAATTAGATAGGTATGTTCGTAAATATCAGAACGTACTTTTTTTAGTTGGTCGTAAAAATGGAAAAACACCACTTATAGGAGCTATTTGTTTAGCTGAGTGGTTCTGTGGAGAAATGGGGAAGAAAATTCTTTGTGCATCTAATGATTTTGACCAAGCTTCACTTATGTTTGATGCAATAAATGCAATGAGAGAAGAAAGCAAAACTTTAGAGAAAGTTACAAGAAAGAATCTAAAAGGAATTTATTTTGGTAATCCAAAAACTAAAAAGAAAAAGGGGAAATATAGTTATCAAAATAAAGGGAATATTAGAAAACTATCAGCTAAATCAGGGGCAAAAGAAGGTAGAAATATTGGTGTTGGTGCTGTTGATGAAGTTTTTGAAATGGAAGATGATACTCTAGTAATGCCAATAAGACAAGCATTATCCACTCAAGATGAGCCACTTTACTTTGAGTTAACCACAGAAGGGTTTACTCAAGATGGATATTTAGATAAGAGGTTAATTGAAGCAAGAAAAGTTTTAGCTGGTGAAAAGAAAAATGAAAGATGGCTTATTTGGCTATATACACAAGATTCAGAAGAGGAAGTTTGGGAGGATGAATCCAGTTGGCCCAAAAGTAATCCGGGACTTGGTAAGATTAAAAAATGGTCATTCCTTAGGGGAATGATTGAAGAGGCAAGAGATAGTTCAAGTATTAAGGCTTTTGTTATGGCTAAAGATTTTAATATAAAACAAAATAATGCACAAGCATGGTTAAGCAATAAGGATATAGAAAATAATTTAGAAGCAAATATTGATGATTTTAGAAATAAAATTGCAATTGGAGCTGCAGATTTATCTGAAACTAATGACTTAACTAATGCAAGAATTATATTTTATGATCCAGAAACAAAATCAAAAACAACTTTTTCTAAGTATTTTATTCCTGAATCTAAATTAAGAGATATGGAAGATGGGGAGACAAAAGAAAAGTTCAAACAGTGGATAAAGGATGAATATATTTTTGTATGTGATGGTAATGAAGTTGAACAATCAGATGTAGTGGAATGGTTTGTAATGCTATATAAAAAATATAGAATTAGAGTATTCATGACTGGATATGATAAATGGCAAGCTAAAGCCTTTAAGAAGGGTATGGATGACTATGGATTTGATACTGAAAAGATAGGGCAAGCTTTTGAATTATCTTCAGCAATGAGTTCAGTGGAAGCGGACTTAAAGGATAATCTTTTAAATTACGCACAAAATCCAGTAGATAAAATGTGTTTAAGTAATGTATCTGCTAAATGGAAGAGTAATGGTATGCAAAGAGCACCAGTAAAAGTGCAAGGAAAGCCTGATAACTGGATTGATGGAGCAGTTACCTTACTAATTGCTTATGAAACATTAAATAGATATAAGAAAGATTATATGGATATAGTAGGGAGGTGAGTAAAATAGGCATATTAAATTATTTAAAAGGTATTAAAAAATCAGTGCAAAATATGAAATATGCAAAAATGATGAATGGATATACTCCAGTATTTAATCAATTTGGTAATAATGTTTATGCAAGTGATATTGTACAAAATGCTATATCTATTATCTGCAATGATATGAGTAAGTTATGTCCAAAGCATATAAGAATTAATCCAGAGGATCAAATGCAAAGTGTGGTTAATGATGAATTAAACAGATTATTAAAATTTGGACCTAATCCATTAATGACTACAAGTGATTTTATATCAAAAATAGTATTCCAATATGAATATAATAAAAATGCTTTTATTTATCCTACCTATGAAAAAGTACCATTAGGAGAAGGTAAATATAAAAGATATTATACTGGTTTATGGCCATTAAATCCTACATTAGTAGAATTTTTAGAAGATACTACAGGAAAGTTATTTATTAGATTTTATTTTGCTGATGGTGAGTCTTATATACTTCCTTATGAGGATATAATTCATTGGAGGAAAGATTATAGTTTAAATGACTTTATGGGTGGGGATGAAAATGGAAATCCCAACAATAAAGGTTTATTAAAATTATTAAATGCTAATGATACAATTCTTCAGGGAATAGAGATGGGGGTAAAAGCTAGCTTTGCGGTAAGGGGAATTGTAAAAATAAATACTATGCTTGATGATGAAAAGCAGGAAGCAGAAAGGGCAAAATTTGAAGTTAAGATGAAAAATGCTAAAAGTGGAATATTAACGATTGATAATAAAAATGACTATATTCCTATAAAGGTAGATCCAAAATTCATTGATAAAGATACAATGGAGTTTATAGATAATAGAATTTTAGCTCACTATGGAGTATCAAGGCCTATATTTAATGGAGACTTCACAGAAGAGCAGTATCAAGCGTATTACGAAAAAACATTAGAACCTATGGTAATGAGTTTAGGAAGAGCATTTACCAAAACGTTATTTACTCCAAGGCAATTAGAAATAGGTCATGAAATTATCTATTATCAACAAGGTTTAATGTATATGAATACTACTAATAAAATAAATGCAGTAGATATACTGACTAGGATAGGTACATTAACAGATAATGAAGTATTAGGTGCTTTTGGATATCCTCCATTTGAAGGTGGTAATGTTAGGAGAATGTCGCTTAATTACATTAACAGAGATATAGCAGACCAATATCAATTACAAAAATCAGTTAAAGGAAGAGGTGATGAAAATGAGTAAAAGCTTCAATGGTGAACAGCGTTTTGTAGAAATGAGAGCAGTTGATAATGAAGAAGGCAAGATGATAATTGAAGGTTATGCAATTACTTATGAACAGCCAGCTACTCATGTTTATGGGACTAGAAAGTTTACTGAAATTATAAAAAGAGGGGCATTAGATTACACTGATATGGCTGATGTACCTTTGAGATATAATCATAATGATACTTGGTGTATTATGGCTAGAACAAGAAATAATAGTTTACAGTTAATAAAAGATGAAAAAGGATTAAAAATAATAGCAGAGTTAATTGATACTCAAAGTAACAGAGACATCTATAAATCTATCCAAGAAGGATTGATTGATAAGATGTCTTTTGCTTTTACTGTTTCTTCAGGAGGCGATAATTGGACCTATGGAGATGAGGAAACTCTTAGAACAGTAACAAATATTAAAAAATTATATGATGTAAGCGTGGTGGATACCCCGTTTTATGATACAACTTCTGTATTCGCAAGGAGTTTTGAATTACTGGAGGGGAATTTAAAACAGCTGGAGAGCTTGGACTTAAGAAAAAGGAAGTTACAAATGCAATATAAATATAAAAATAATTAGTGAAGAGGAGAATGAAAAATGAATTTAGAACAATTATTACAACAAGCAAAAGAAAAGAGAGCAGCATTATATGAAAGTATAAAAACTGCAGCAACAATGGAAGAAATGGATAAAATAGAATTAGATATTAGGAAAGCTGATATTGAAATTAAAAGTTTAGAGGAACAAATAGCAAGAAGAGATGCTGGAGGAGAAGATCCTGCTGCAAGAGATGGTGGTAATAGTGGAAATCCAGAACAAAGAAGCTTTAATCCGTTAGGAACATATGGAAGAGGAGTAAGTTCAAGAGGAGCAGAAGGAGAAGATGAGGATATGTATGGTTCATTAGAGTACAGACAAGCTTTTAGAAATTATATTGTGAGTGGAACACCTATTCCTGAAAAGTTTAGAAGTGAGGAAAGGTCAGCAGAATTAACAGTTGTAAGTGATGTTGCTGCAGTAATTCCAACTACAATAATGAATAAAGTAATTGAGGATTTAACTGTAGAAGGTAAGATAATTAATAAAATTACTCAAACTCAATATCAAGGTGGTGTTGCTATTCCTATAAGTGAAATAATGCCTGAAGCTACATGGTTAGCTGATGAATCTACTCCATCAACTGAGAAAAAGGCTAAAATGGAGGCTAAGTTAACATTTGGTTATCATATATTAGAAGCTAGAGTAGCAGTAGGTTTATTAACTGCAACTGTATCATTACCAGTATTTGAGCAAACTATAGTAAAACAAATTAAAAAGGCTATGATAAGAGCTATAGAAAAGGCGGTTGTAAGTGGAACAGGAAGTGGACAACCTTTAGGATTAACAAAAGTTGCGGATTTACCAGTTGAAAATATTATAACTTTTACAACTAAAGAAATTGATACTGTAAAAGGATGGGCAAGAACAGAAGCAGCAGTAGATGAAGCATATGATAATGAAAATTTAGTATATATGATGAATAAGCAAACTTGGGAAATGCATTTAAATTCAATGACTGACACAACAGGACAAAAAATAGGATTAGGTAAAATAGATGAAAAGGGTAGAAAAATATTAAATGGTAGAGAGGTATTAACAACTGATCAATTCAAGGGATATGATAATGCTACAAATGAAGAGATATTTGGAGCTCTTGTAAACCTAGAACAGTATCTTTTAAATTCTAACTTATCAATGTATTATAAAAAATATTATGATGAAGATAAAAACAAATGGGTTCATAAATGCTTAATGATTGTAGATGGTAAAATGGCAATAGGTAAAGATTCAAAGAATAAGGTTGTTGGAGCTGGTGGGCTTATATACTTAAAGAAAGCAACGCAATAGGAGTAAGGTATGGATGAATATCTTTTATATTTAGTATTAACAGATTTAGGCATAACAACAGATGATGAGGATATTATAGCTAATATTAGAGGGAAGGTTAAAGCTGTAAAGCTATTTCTTATGAATGCTGGTGCGAAGATAGGCGAAGAAATTACGGAAGATATAGTTTCGTGTATAGCGATTGGAGTAAATGATTTATTAAATAATAAGGCTGGAGAAACTAAGTTTTCTCCAGCTTTTAATATGATAGCAATGCAGATATGCAGGGGGTAGATTATGAAGTTTTTAAATCCAATACATTTAATAACATGTGTAAATAGAACTAATGAAGTTGGAGATTTAATATGTGATGAAACTGAAAGAAAAGTTTTAGCTCATATGGAATCCATAAAACAAAGTGAATTTTATAAAGCTCAAGCTGTAGGTTTAAAGCCGGAATATGTTTTTAAGATAAGATCATTTGAATTTAAATATGAGGAAAAGCTGAGATATAGAGGTAAGGTATACAGAATTTTAAGAGTATATACTAGGAATGATGGTATAACTGAATTAATTTGTATTGGAGATATTAATAATGCCATTACCTCCTAGTATAACCAAAATGAAAAATGGTAATGTAGAATTTACATCTAATGTTGATAGAGTAAATTATACATTAGATGAGCTTACAAGAGCAGCACTAAGAGATTGTGGTAAATTTATTTGCCATACTTTTAGAAGAAGCTACTATGGATTATTTTCAAGAAAGAAAGGTAATGTTGGACGTTATACTCAATATTGGGTTAGGAGAAAAGATAAGGATTTACAAGTTGGTATAAAACCTAATGCCTTTTATGGAGGATTCCAGGAACTTGGTTCATCAAAAACAAAGAAATTAGGACTATTAAAAGAAACAGTACAAGATAATATTCCAAAGATAATTGAAATTCAATCTAAATATTTAAGTGGTTTAGAAAGTGAATCTAAGGCGCTAAGTATGATTAATGAACAAGAATATAAAGGAGGAGCAGATGGCTAAGAGTATTGAATTAAGAAAAGATATATATTCATTAATTAAAAGTGGACATGAAAGAGTATTTCATAGACAAGCATCTTCTACAGCTCAATTTCCTTATATAGTTTATAAGATTACTGATATTGGAGATTCTAAGGAGTTAGAAATTGATTATTGGGATAGAAATAATTCATCTGAAACAATAGAAAATTTAGCTGATAATATAGAAAAATTATTAGATGAAGAAGTTGTAAATTCAAGTGAACATTCATTTGTAATTTATTATAACAATGATAGAAAGTTTGTTGATGATGAAGATAAAAATATTCAAAGAGTTAATGAAACATTTGAAATAAGGTATTTCGGAAAGGAGTAGACATGGGCAAAGTAAAAAGTGGATATTCTCAAAAGACAAAAGATAATTTATTAACAGGGGCAGGAGCCTACTTTAAAAATTTTAAAGTAGGAACAGATACTTATGAAACTGCAAAAGAAGCAGGTAAATTAATAGGGGCAACTAGAGGTGGAGGTAGTTTTAAGGCAGTAGCAACAATTAGACAAATAGAAGTTGATGGAGCACCAGTCAGAACAGTTGGGTTAGAGGAAATTGATGAATGGGAAACTAGCATGTCAATGAATCTTATAGAAACTACTAAGGAAACTTTACAGTTAGCATTAGGTGCTACAAAAGTTACAGATGATTCAAAACATCATGTAATAAAGGGGAAGAATTTAATAGCTGATGAAGATTATATTGAAAATATAACTTACATTGGTACTATAAGTGGAAGTAATGAACCAGTAATAATTCAAGTTTATAATGCTTTAAGCACGGATGGATTAGACTTACAAACCTCGCCTAAATCAGAAGCTGTATTAGGTGTAACTGTTTATGGACATTACATTGCAGAAGACTTAGAAACACCACCATATGCAATTTATTATCCAAAAGAACAATAAAATTAATAATTAAAATAAAGAAGTTGGAAACAACTTCTTTTTTATTTGGAGGAGATTTATAATGAGAAGTTTACAAACACAAGATATTTTTTCATTAGCTAGAGTTTTAAAAGAAGCAGATATAGTAGAAGTAATTAAAAATATTGATAAGACACAAGATGAAAGACAAGTAGGAATGAGTGTTATTTTTGAAATTGTAGGGAATTGTGCAGATGAATATTGTGAAGAAAAGATATATAAATTTTTAGCTGGTCCTTTTGAAATGACAGAAAAGGAAGTTAGAGAATTAGATCCAGAAGAGTTAATAGATAAAATATTTGAAATTGCATCAGTTGAGAAGTGGAAAAGTTTTTTATCAAAAGCTTCACAGTTTCTGAAGTAACTGAGGAGCTTTTATTAAGAAGATATAACAATATTGAATATATAATGAGGAAAGAGTTTGAAGATGGATATGACTTCATTAAAGTTGCTTATGAAGCTGATAAAGAAGAGAAGATATGGCAATTATGGGCAAATTTATATCCTAATATGACAAAAGAAAATTATATATCATTTGAAGAATTTAAAAGTACTATAATTCCTTCAGGAGAAGTTGAAATTGAAAACTTAGATACTGAAGAAATATTAAGTAGAGTAAATAACATTATTAATCTTACTCTAAAGGAGGTGGATGGTAATGGCAATTGAAATATTTAAGCTTGTTGGATCAATAATGGTTGATAACGATAAAGCTAAGAAAAGTATTTCCGATACTGGGAAAACTGCTGAAGATACTGGAGGAAAATTTGATAAACTTGGTGATTTGGCAAAGAAAGCAGCAGGAGTAATAGGGACTGTTTTTACAGTTAAAGCTATTGCTGATTTTGGGAAAACTTGCATTAATGCAGCAGAAGCATTAGAGCAAACAATGAAGAAGACAGATGTTATATTTGGTGATAGTGCTGAAGCTGTAAATGATTGGGCTCTAGCTAATGAGCGTTCATTTGGATTGGGTTCTGGAACGATAGCTGGGTACATGAATAGTATCGCAGACATTACTCAAGGTATGGGAATGGCTAAAGAAGCTAGTGTTGACATGGCTAAAGGAGCAACTGAATTAGGGGTTCAATTAGCTAATTGGAATGGAATAGATGCAGCAACTGCTATAAATGATATTCAATCAGCTATGACAGGAAGTACTAAAGGTCTTGAAAAGTATGGTATTAAAATAAATGATGCAGCTAAAGAACAAGCTATGTTAAGTTTAGGTCTTTCTGGAACATATGATAAATTAGATAATGCAACAAAAGCACAAGTAATATATCAGGCTGCTCTTGAAGCTTCAGGAAATGCAGTTGATTATTGGAATGAAGGCAATAGGTCTATGGGCTTTTATCTTAATGAGGCAAAAGAACAGTTTGGAAACATAACTGAAACTATAGGTGCTTTCTTTTTACCACTTGCTAAAAAAGGTGCTGAAATGTTTGCAGATTTTGTTTCAAATGCAAACTTATTTGTAGTTAAAATATCAGATGCTATAAATTCATTTAAAGAAGGCATGGAACAAGGAGAAGATATAGTTGATAATATTTGGTTTGTATTCAAAGAAGTTTTCGGAATAGAAATACCAGATACTGTACTTGATATGATTAGTAATGTAGTTGAATATTGGCAAAGTCTTTGGGATATAGTTGTAGACCTATGGAATACGTTAGGACAACCTATTTTTAATATAATAAAAGAAATATTTTTAGATTTAATGGCTAATAGTGATATTATATTTAATGCAATTAGTACTTATTTTCAAATAATGACTGATTCTATAAAAGTTGTTTGGGAAAGTATTTTAAAACCAGTTTTTGATTTTATAGTTGATATAATACAAACAACTAAACAATATTTTGATGAAAATTGCAGTGGTATGAGTACTATATTTAATGATTTTGTAGTTACTATAAAATCATTTTGGGAAGGTGCATTAAAACCAGTACTACAAGCAATAGGTGATTTTATTAAAAATATACTATTACCAGCATTTAAATATGTTTTTGAAAATGGAATTCTACCGATTGTGGGTAATGTATTTAAAGGTATAGGAGATGTTTGGAATAATTCTTTAAAGCCTATTCTTAATGGAATTATAGAGTTTGTGCAAGGAGTATTTAGTGGGAACTGGAGTAGAGCTTGGGAAGGTGTAGTTAGCATAGTTAAAGGAGTATTTAGTGGTATAGTAACAGCTGTAAAATCACCTATTAATACTGTAATTGGAATAATAAATAATTTTATTAATGGATTAAATAAGCTTCAAGTACCAGATTGGGTTCCTGCAATTGGTGGTAAGGGAATTAATATACCTAATATACCAATGCTATATAAAGGAACAGATTATTTTAAAGGTGGTATGGCTATTGTTGGAGAACAAGGACCAGAACTTGTTGAAATGCCAAGAGGTTCTAGAGTTTATACTGCTTCTGAAACAAAGGAAAAATTAAGTAGTGGAAATACTTATAATTTCTATAGTAATGAAAAGTTAAGTGAAAGAGAAATTATGAGGCAACAAAGAAACTTAGAAAGACAATTAGGATTAGGATTAGCTTAAGGAGGAGAATAATGCAGAAAGTAACATTTGTTAATAAATTAAATGAATCTATAACATTTTCTATAAATAAACCGTTCCTCTTAGCTAGTCTTGATGGCTTCTCTAATGTTGATACTGAAATAAATTCAACAAAAGGATACAAACAAGATGGTTCAAGTTATAACTCGACATTTTTAGAATCAAGGCAATTAGTAATAGGATTTTCATTAGCAGCAGATTCAAAAGAGGACTTAATGTTATTTAGAGATAGAATTTTTAGAGTTTTTAATCCTAAATTAGGGGAAGGATATTTATATTATAGTTATGCTGGAGTTGAAAGAAAGATAAAATGTGTTCCTGAAAGTGTACCTATAATAAATATTATTTCAAGACGAAAAGATTGCTCTGGAGAAGTTATTTTAATAGCTCATAATCCATTCTTTACTGATATAGATGAAAAGTTAATTGAATTAACTACATGGACTGGTGGATTAAACTTTCCACTTAATTTACCTTTTACGCTAAAGCAAAAAGGGGAAAATATTAAGAATATATATAATGATGGCCATGTTGATACACCTATTGAAATAATTTTTAAGGGTCCAGCTATAGATCCACGTATAGAAAATAAAACTACTGGGGAGTTTATTCAGGTTAATAGACAACTTACTTCAGAAGATACATTATATATTACAACTGAATACGGAAATAAAAAAGTAGAAATAGAAAGGAATGGAGTTAGAGAAAATGCTTTTAACTACATAAATTTAAATTCTACTTTTTTTAATTTAGGATTAGGGGATAATCTTATAGAATACTCAACTAAAAGTTTAGAATCAAAAGGAGTATCTATTAAATATTACAATAAATATTTAGGAATATAGGGGGTGTTAAAATGCAATGTGGTTTTTTTAATGGAAATAATAACTATGGCCAAGAGGATTTAGCAAGATATTTTAGTAATATATATGAAAATGGTATTAATGCAACCACTTCAGATATGGGATTGAAAGTAACTAGATATTCTAGTACAAGTTTAAGAGTTGCTATAGGTTTTGCAATTATAAATGGATATTTTGGATATCAGGATACAACTAAAACTATTACAGTAAGTAAAAACGCTACTTATGATAGAATAGATAGAATTGTAGTTAGGTTAGATATAGCTAGTATGAATGTTGATATATTCATTAAAGAAGGAACTGCATCAAGTAAACCAGTAGCACCATCTCTAACTAGAACTAGTAGCATATATGAATTAAGTTTAGCACAAATATATGTTAGTTCTTCCAGTGGGATTACTACTGTAACCGATGAAAGGTATACATCTTATTGTGGTGCTATAAGACCTAAAAATTTAAATGAATTCAATAGTATGATGAGTGGATTTAATGAAAAATTTAATATATGGTTTGAGCAGCAACAAGGTAAAGGGTGGCGAAATATTTTCATTCAATCTACAGAACCTGTTGATGCTATAGAAGGTGCTATATGGATAAAAGATGTAACATAAGATTTTTTAATAGTAATTTAGAGTTTTTAGGAGAAGTAGATAATTTTACTTCTCTTATTTTTATAAGAAGCTGGGAAAGTTATGGTGAATTTAATATTAATATAAATAAATTCAATAAAGAATTGTTTAGAAAGAAAAATATAATAATGATAAATAATAATCCTTTTAAAGTAGGAACTATAGACGAAATATCTATTACATCTAATACTATAAAAATTAAAGGTTATACACTTGGTTACTGGTTTGTTAATAGAGTTACATTTCCACCAGTAGGATTAGAGTATGATTCTTACAATACTAATGTTGAAGCCATAATGAAGGGGATAGTTATAAAAAATGCTATTGAAGCTAATGATCCTAAAAGAAATATACCTAAATTAATTGTAGCTAATTCTTTAGGAAGAGGAGAAAAATTAAATTTTCAAACCAGATTTAAATATTTAGCTGATGAGTTAACAAGTTTATCTAAAATAAGCGGTTTAGGATGGGGAGTATATTTAGATATTGAAAATAAACAATTTATTTTTGAAGTATTTGAAGGTAATAATTTAAGTACTGAACAAACTATATTACCACCTAAAATTTTTAGTAGTGAGTATGATAATGTCATAAATAAAAACTATATAACAAGTGATATTGATTTTAAAAATGTTGCTATAGTTGCTGGACAAGGGGAAGGAATCAATAGGGAAATAAAGATAGTTAATAATGAATTAACAGGATTAGAGAGAAAAGAATTATTCGTTGATGCAAGAGATATAAAAGAAAATGAAAGTTTAATTGATAGAGGGAATATAAAATTAGCTGAAAAACAAAGTATTCAAACATTTGAATGTGAAACAATTAATAATGGTTATATAGATGAATGGGATTTAGGAGATATAGTAACAGTATTGGATAAGGAGTTAGGATATTTAGAGCATACTAGGGTTATTGAGGTTCAGGAATCTTATGAAGGTGGAGAAGTTATTATAGAACCTACATTTGGCACTATTGTTAGCATGTTTACAGATAAGTTAAAACAAATATTAAATACTCCACTTAATGAAAATAATAAAATAGTTGTATCAGATATAGAGCCTATAGGACCAGTAGGTCAAATATGGATAAAAGATATAGAAGGTGGTATAAATGGCTATTAAAAATAAACAGTATAATGTAAAGACAGAAACAGGATATGATACATTTCATTTTGAAACTAATGAAGAAGTAATAATAGGACAAGTTCAACAATTAGGTAGAAGTGGGTTTAGAGTTTTCCCAGGTGGACTTATGGAGGTTTGGGGAGAAGCAATAATAAATAACAGTGGATATGATGCAGAAGTTACTGTAACATTACCAACAGAAATTAAAAATCAAATTTTTGATATACACTTAACTAAGTATGGTAATACAAATGCAGTTGATTTAGTAGCAAAATCAGTTACAGAAACAACTATTACAATAAAGGCAATGGCACTAGCGCGAAGCAATGGGACAAGTGTTGGAATAGGAGCTGTTGCTATATTCTATAATTTTAAAACTATAGTATAGGAGGTATAAAATGTATTTAAGTGGAAATGGAATTAATTTTGGATTTAAGCATCATAAAATAAATAAAATAGAAGATGATGATATAGAAATTTCAGATGATATTTATAATAAGTTTTTTGAAGAGCAGGCTAAGGGGAAAAAATTTAAAATTAAGAATAAATTTGGACAAACCTTTGAGGAAATATTTGAAGAGGTGAATTAGATGGCACTCATACAGGGGATAGTAGATACTCAAAAACAAAACTTGAAGAGTTTAGGGATAGTAAATTCGGGTGATGATCTAACAATTGAATTAGAAGTAAAACAGAATGGGGTTAACATTGAATTTGTTAATCCTATTTTTGAATTACTAGCTACTAAGAGTGATGGGACTAGAGTTAGGCAACTAGTTGATATAACTTATATAGGCAATGTAGTTAATATAATAGGGGATGAACAATTGGTTACTTCTCCTGGTATAGTAACTTTGCAATTAATAATTAAAGACAACAAAAGGAGCTCTACTTGTCTTTTCTATTTTATGTGTGGCACAAGTTTAGATAGAGATATAATACAATCTATTTCTAAAGTTGAAGTTCTAAATCAATTAGATGAATATGTAGTACAGGCATTTGCAAATCTTAAAGAGTATGAACAAAGAATAATAGCTAGTGATGCATCTATAAGAAATCTTAATGAAGATATGATAAAGGCTGAAAAAGTTAGAGTACAAGCTGAAATTAATAGGGGGAATACATTTGATAATCTTGTATTAAAGATGAATAATGCTATTAATGCAGCTATAGCTACAGATGAAACACTACAAAATAATGAAATTAAGAGAATTGATAATTATAATACTCTTAAAGCTGAATTAGAGAGCATTAAAGACGATTTAATTCTACTTAATAATAATATTAGCAAAGAGGAAGAGAAAAGAGTACAAGCTGAAATTGATAGAGTTAATAAAGCATTAGAGATAATAGAAAAATTAAAATCTACTAATGATAAAGTAACTATAGCTGAAGCAGAGAGGGTAACTGAATTTAATAATATTAAATCCGAACTTACTTCTCTTAAAGAGGCTCTTACAACTATCAATAATATCGCAAACTCTAATGAAGAAATTAGAAAAACAAATGAAAGTGGAAGAGTTGCAGCTGAACAACAAAGAGTTACAGATTTTGAAAAAATAAAATCTGATAATACATCTCTTGGAGTAGCTATTACTAAAAAAGTTGATGATAAGATAGTTGAAATTGAAGCCAATAATAATACTTTTAAGCAAGGAATTAACGAACAATACGATACTATTGCATCTGAATTTGATAAAGCTGTAGCAAATGTTACGAATGGGAATGAAAATGTAACAAATTCTGAAATTGTACAAGCTAGAGGAAAAGAAGTTAATCTTAATGCTAGATTAACTAAATTTGATTCGCAATTGGAACATAATGTTCACAATTTAAACGAGAGAATAAATAGCTTTACT